AACCTGCGATACGGCGACAATAGATCACGCACATCAGGATCAACAGCCCGAACCGTAATCGCCATATCAGCGAAACCCACAACACCTAGAGAAGCATTTAGGCGTGCGAACTGGCGCATAGCGAGCAGAATTGTTGCTTGGTTAATATCGTCAGGCACAGCAGACCAACCCCAAACGGTAGTTACCTCTACCGTTTCAAACGCTGGCGTAGTAAGCATCGGAAAGGTTTTACCGCTAACCATTCGTGCAGATTCGTAAGGTCGTGTAAAGATCGGAACATTTCTAGGCTGTAGCACATAATCTGTGCCTTGTGTCAAAGTCTGAGCGTAAGTGCCGTTGCCTAACGAATCAATCTTGATTGTGATTGTTGTGGTCGCTACATCTCTACCGAACACCAAAAGATATTCGTTGTAAGGAAACATCGGAACAGCAGTGCTAGTTGTCTGATAAAAGAACCTGCCTGTGTAGCCATCAATGCGCCTAGAAGCAGACTCAATAGCGTTCTCAAGTAGCGTGTCATCAGTTGAGTCAGTTATGCGTAAAGCAGCCTTCAATTCAGCCAGCGTGCAGTAACCGTTTGTGATCGCCATATTTTATTCTTTCTTTTTTTTACCACGATTCAATGATGCTGTTTCTGTTTTCAATTCTTGCACAGCAACTTCAACATCTTTTTCAGGTGTCATATATTTGTGATCAAAGCCAAGTTCACGCAAAGCAGCATCAACAGATTCAATTCGTTTCGGTAACTTACGGGCAACATATCCTGCACGCTCTACAAGTAGTGCTTCTATTTGTTTGTTCATTTGTTTCTCCATAAAGAGTAAGGGTTGCTGACACCCCGAAGGATATCAGCAACCCTAAACAATTATTTGCTCAACTTAGAAAGTTGGTGTTACTAATCCAGTGCCGCCGATTCTTGCCCACGATTTTGGATAACGATTTGAAGTAAATGCGCTATACCCATAAACAATCATCGTCACATCAAGTTCTGCAGCCTTAGGTTGTTCAAAGCGAAGCATCATCGGCTCGCCTGAACCTTGTTCCCACAAGTGAAGTTCAGAAGTGTTACCAACAAAGATTGTATCTTCGTTAGTTCCTGCACCTGAGTTTGTCAAGATGCCTGCGTCTGTTACTACTGGCAAACCAATAATGCTGTATTTGCTTGAGCCGTAAGTTGGCGCACCATCACCCGAAGCGAACGCTGGCTGACCATTGTAGTTAGGAACAGGAACAGCGAGTGGTCGTTTCTGATCATCAACTGCTGCCAAAATGAAAGCAAGTCGGCGTGGGTGCATAATAATTACATCAGGTCCAGCAAAGTAATCTGTTTGGATTCCCGAAACTGCCGACAAGATTTTTGGGTACAATTCATTGACTGTTGGTGAAGCATCGGTGTAGGCAACGCTGGTTGCGTTGCTAAGAATGTCTGCAACAACTGCTGCGTTCAAAACCGTGTGATACGAACTTACAAGGTCAGCCATAACGAGGCTGTCAATGTTTGTTCCACGCTCAATAGATTGGCGAGAAACATTTTGCTGACCAGCGAAAGTTTGAACAGTCAAGTCAAGTTTTGTGTCGTCCATATTCGTTTCTTGAACAGCAGCACCTTCAGTTTGCAAAGCAGTTGCCGAACCTGTTGTTACTTTGCTGATTGAAAGTGTCAAACCTTGTGGCGGTAGTTGATGCTTCCGTGCGATGTTCGCTGTTGGGCGACCAGCACGAGCGAACGGTGCTGCAAGATCAGTCAAGAATTGTGGCACGACAAGTCCAGCAAAGTTTGCGCTGGTCACATCACGGCGTTCAATTCTTTCTTCTTGCATATGTCGTGCGAGCCGACCTTGTGCGCTGAAGTCGTTGTTGAACTGTGCGGAGAAAGCATCTTTAATAAACGATGTTTCTGCTTGTGGGCTGTATGTGCGTGCCTCAGATTTTACAACTGTGCCACCAACAGCGACATCAAACTTCTTTTCTTTGCGAAGTTCTGCTGCTTCTGCTGAACGCTTTTCAAGTTCTGTGTGCTTTTCAATCTGTTCATCAAGTGAACGAACATCAGCGAGAGAGGCAGTAATGTCTGCATCTTCTTCAACTGTTAATTCTCGTGCGTCTGCTGTTGCAGCATTAACGATTGCTTCTGCTTTCGCAAGTGAAGCATCACGCTTTTCAATGAGTGTTGCGCTAAATGTCATAAGACCTCCAATGGTCAAATAGTTTTATTTGTTTGAGAGTGTTAAAACTAAGTGAACTACTTGTTCGGCTTTTTTAACGGCTACGCAACTTCTCTAAAGCAATCTGCGATTTTCGCAAACGCATTAACGAAGTCGGTGCAACAATAACAGGTGCGGAAGCGTTGCGCAACTCTGCAACAGTTTCCTCGTAAGCAGGGAAAGTAACCACACTCACATCAAACAACTGAACCTCACGAAGTTCCCGAACCGAACGATCATCAGACCAATTATCTTTGATCGTGCGGAAAGCGAAACTCATTTGTGACAGGTCGCCACGCTTCATTGCAGAAATAATTCTTGCAGCGTCAGGGTTGCTCGGGTCTAGGTCTGCTTCAACTCGCAAGCCACGCTCATCTTCTTCCAATACAAGTGTTCCCGATTTTGTTCGTGCTAGTGGCACGCCTTCGTGATCTATCAGCAGGCGAACATCTGCGCCATCGTTAATAGTTTTACTGAACGCACCACGCTTAACATATTCAACGAATGGCATTGGCTCTGATGGTGAATCAAAAACTGATGCGTAACCGATCAAAGTGTTGCCATCGCCTTCGGCACGCATTTCAAGATTGCTGTATGCGATAGTTCTTTTTTCATCAATCGGTTTTGCAATCCAGTTAAATGTTTCGCTCATAGTTACCTCACATTAGTTTATATTAGTTGTCTTTGCTACTGCTTGAATACTTCGGGTGTGAAGTTTTCAGCAAATCATTATCTTGAACATATTTTGGGTTCGCTGGCGCACCTGTTCTAGACAGAAACAGAAATGCGTTCACCCTTGCCATCGCCCACTGCGCCCTACCCACATTAGGTCGGTGTGAAGTTGAGAACGCACCTGCGCCACGCCGATACACCGCTTTCAAAGCACCGAGACTTGTGCGAGTCCAATCAGGTCGGTTGCGTTCTTTCATCTTGTCGTTGTGTTCTTGCACTTTGTTTTGTAACGATTTATTCGTTGCTTCGTTTAGAACTATGCCACCAGTTTTGCCTTGTGCTGAACCTTCAGGATTCTTCTCGCTACCTTTGATCTGATCTTTCTTAGGTGCAGGCGCACGAGTCTCGTTCTCTAACTGGCTCACAATTCTTTCAGCATACGCCTGCGCTCTTCGTGCGCTCGCTTTACTTGAACCGCCACCCCACAAAAGCATCGCAGTCAATCCAGCAGTTATCTCTGAGCCTTGAACAGCGTCAAGATCAACAATGTGTCGTGCAATCCACGGCGATATTTTGCGCCACTTGTTTTCACTCAACGCTTCATTGTTTGCCATACGGCGTGCATCAGCAACAGTTGCAGGCATAAGCCCATCACCTGATTCGCCTTCACCGTGCAACACAAGTCCACGCTTGGCACTTGCTCGCATAAACGCTGGCGCAACAAGATTCACCGCCCTGTATTCATCATCATCTTCCATCTCGCTCATATCCATCGGCTCATCTTCTGCTTCTTTTTGCCCTTCCATATGTGCAGCCTTCGCAGCCATCAACAAACTGATCGCTTCATCAATCGCCGAGTTCATTTGTTCGTTTCGTTCGCTTCGCTCATCAGCCGTAGCAATATTTAACGCTGTCATCTGATCTAATGCTTCTTCGTGTGTTGGGTGACAGCCACCATCTACAGGAATTGTTGAACCAACTTTTACTACAGCGTGCCCATCACAATTTTCGGCGTTCATAATTACTTCGTAAGGCATAACTATTTCTCTGGCGGTATTGCGTCTGTGCCGATGTTCGGTGTTACCGAAGGCGCAACAAAATCATTGCCACCATCGTAAGGTTCACGGTTCTCAATCTCTCTTGCTTCGTTAGGTGTCATCGTGCCTGAAATAATTTGTAACTGCTGAGCCTTCACACGAGTCATTAGGTCTGCTCGCAAGAACTCTGAAGCATTGAAACGAACCTGTTGTGTGATCGGTAACATTTCGCTGAACGCTGTTTCTAATCTACGAACCCAACCAAGAAGCGTGTATTGGTAGAACGCTGAGCCAACTGCTTCAAGATTTTGGTATGTCTGCGAGTCGCCACCTGTGCCGATGATCAAGTGCAAGGGTATGCGATACACACGAGCGATATCACGAATGATTGATTCTTTGTGTTCCAGCATTTGCATATCTGCTGCACTGGTTGTTATTGGTCGCCACTTCAAACCGCCTTGCAGCACGGCTGGCTTGCGATGTTTGTAATGTGACTCTTCCCACGAATCTCTGATCTGTCTTGCCTGATCGGGTGTTAGTGCGCCATCAGTTTCTAGAACCGAAGATGGTGTAGCACCTTCACCATAAAACTGTGCGAGAAATCTGTCCATCGCTAAACCCATACCGACTGTGTTTCTCATTGTGTCAATCGGTGAAACACCACGCAACTGATTCGGCAATATCAGCCAGTGAATCGCACGAATGTCTTTGCTTGAGTATTGTTGTTTGCCTAACTCGTAAACCATTTCACCTGTGTCGGTTTCAATAATTTTGCTAATCGCTTT